GTGGCGCTGTCGGTGGCGGTATCGGGCGCCTGCGCGGGCGCTTCCTGGGCCGTGGGGTTGCTTGCTTTGGCATGGGGTCTGCTCACGGGTTGCTCCTGTCTACGTATCCAGAAAATCCAAATTCATCGCTCCACCAGAGGCGGCCGTCGCCCTTGAACTGCACGAGCTCGCCGCCCACGAACAGCACCGGGTCGCCCATGGAGGTGTCCGGCACGAAGCCAATGAGGGCCTGCTTCACGCGGCGGCGCAGGGTGGTGAGATCGACCACGCCGGGCGTGCCATCGGGCGTCATCACGTCCACCACCTGCAGCACGGCGAACAGGCGGTGCTCCAGTTGATCGACGTCGCCCGTGTGATCCAGGCCCTGGCCCGTTTCGGACAGGGGCAACAGGTACACGGCGGGCGTGGCACGGCTGGTGCTCATGGCGGCATCCAGGCCGGGGGCGGGTTCGATCTCGCGCAAGGCCAGGTCGGCGAGCTGCTCGCGCAGGCGCTGCAGGATGGGCTGCAAGTCCATGGCGGTCAGCGGTAGGCGCGCAGTTGCGCGCGGTTGAACACCGTGGGCGCGCTGTCGAAGCGCACGTCGGTGCTGCCCGTGGCGGCGGGGGCCGCTGGGTCGTCGGCGCCCAGGCTGAACTTGCCTGCGGCCAGCAGGCCCAGCAGCCTGAGCGCATCGCGGTAGTCGCGCGCCACGGGGTCTTTGCTCTCGTCCGTCATGCGGTCTTTGTTGAGCAGGTAGCGCGTGATGGAGCGCGCCCACACGGTGACCATGCTGCGGCCCGTGCTGCCGGGCGGGAGGTGCAGGGGCAGCGTGTAGCCGCGCTGCACCAGGTGCCCGTCGATGAGCGCCCCGGCCTCGGCCACGGCGTCTTGCACGCGGGCCAGGGCCGCATCGGCGGCGGCGATCTGCTCGGGCGTCCACGCGCTGCGGTCGGTGCCGCGCAGCGTGGCATCCATGAGCGCGTCGTCGCGCACCATCTGATGCGGCAGGCTCGCCTGCTGGGCGATTTCGCGGGCGCCGGGGCGCTCGGCAAGTTCTGCAAGGGTGATGTAGGGCATGGCCTGGCCTGGGGTGTCAGGTGCCGGCCTGGCCGCCCGCCGCGCCATCGGCGGCGGCCAGTTCGTCCACCTGGTCGGCGGGCACTTCGAGCAGCATGGTCACGAGCATGGGCTCGGTGGTGAGCTGCTCGTACTGCTTGCGGGTCAGCTCATCCAGCGGCACGGTGCTGGTGCCGTGCCAGGCGCGGCCCGCGCGGCGGAAGCCGTCGCGCTTGGACACCACCTGGAGCACCTGGCGCACCGCGCCTTCGTCTTGGCTGGCCTGCGTGGCAGGGGTGGTCGCAGCCTTGGGGGCCTGGTTCTTTTGGGTTGCCATTTCTTGCAGTCCTTCAAAAAGGGGTTGTTCAGGCGGCGAGCCAGGGGCACACGACGACCCTGGACAGGCCGCGCATGACGTTGGTGGCGCCGTTGGCCAGGCGCTCGGCCTGGACGACTTCCAGCGCGGCCTGCTCCTGATTCGGCGGCACCCACAGCTCGGCGCTGCGGATGGCCAGCGGCTTGCCGTTGTCGCCGCGCAGGCTCTGGTGGGAGGCGCGGGCGTCGGCGTAGCTCTGCACCGTGAGCGCTTCCTTGGAGGCGTAGGCGAGCTGCCACAGGCCCAGGCCCGCATTGCCGCGCCCGTCCGCGCCCCACACGAATTCGCCGCGCGAGAAGACGTTGTCGTCGGTCAGGCTGGTCTTGGCGGTGAAGGCGTAGTCGCGGCGCTTCTGGTACAGCAGGGGCTTGATGACCTTGGTGGTATCCAGCAGGAACCACGCGGTGCCGCTGCCGCCCTGGAAGTTGCTGACGCTGGTCTGTGCGCCAGGACTGCCCACGGGGTGGTCGGTGTCGAAGAAGTACTGCCCGTCGTAGCACGGCGTGGTGAAGGCGGCATTGAGCAGGGAGAACACCAGCTCGTCCGGGTGCTGTCCGGCGTCCTGGCCGAGCTGCTGGATCACGGGCGTGTACACGCCGTACTGGTCGTCTTCGATTTCTTCACGGCCGATGGAGATCGTGTTTTCGAAGGTCTTGTTCTTGATGGCGTAGTCATGCACGGCCAGGTTCTGGATATGGCGCTCGCCGATCCATTCGCGGAAGCGTGTGATCTGGCCCAGCCAGGCGTACTTGGTTTCCGCCGCAGTACTGGGCACCATGGTGGCGGCCTGGCTCCACATGGGCGTGGTGCTGGCGAGCGCGCCCCGGAATGCGCCGCTGAACGCCTGGTTCAGGATGGCGAGGTTGCTGTGATTGATGTTCATGGGTTGGAACTCCGTTGCAAAGGAACTCAGCGGAAGTCGACCCAGACGCCGTCGGCGTCCACGTCGAACACCTTGCCCGCACGGCTGCGGATGTTGCCGCCATTGGTCTTGGCGACCGTCTGGTCATCGACGATGAAGCAGTCGGTGCCCAGGTCGGCCAGCGTGATGGCGTCTGCGGCGGCGCTGTTGGCGAAGCGCGCGGGGCGCTTGTCCAGGCGCACGCGGATGTCGCCCGCAGCGCCCTGGCGGTTGTCGGCTTCCTTCAGGGCACTGCCCGCGCCCTTGAGGGTTGCCGAGGTGGCGCCGGGCACGGCCAGGCCCGCCGCGTTGATGGCGGCCAGGGCGCCGAAATAGATGCGCACGCCTGCGGCCACGGGTGGCTCAATCACCACGCCTTCGCAGCGCAGGGTGTTGCGGTCTTTGGTGAGTGCGGTCATGGGCTACTCCTTGGTGGTCAGGCGGCGGCGCCTGCCTTGTATTGATCGGGGGTGAGGCCCATGGAGGTGCACACGGCCAGCTCATCCGCGCTGAGCTGGGCATCACCCTTCGCCAGGCCCGCAGGCGGCTTGCCGCCGGTTTGCGTGCCCGCCAGGGCGGGCACAGGGGTGAGCACGCCCAGGAACGCGGTGAGCGCGGCCAGGCCGTGGGTCTTGGCGGTGGCGCGGGCGTGCGCCTCTTGCTCGGCCGAGATGAGGCGGCCGTCTTCCTTGGCGGCGGCAATGGCTGCTTCGGCCTTGTCGCCCTGTACCTGGGCGGTGAGCGCGGCCAACTGGCCCTGCACTTGCGACAGCGCTTCCACGGGCACGAACTTGGTCGGGTCGGGTGCGGCGGGGGCTGCAGTGCGCAGGCTGGTGCAAGCGGCAGTAACCGCTTCGGCGGTGGCGTCGTCGGGGAGCTGCAGCGCGGTGCAGGCGGCAGTAGCCACGGCGGCGCGGGCCTGCAGGGGGCCAAGGGCTGTCAGCGCAGCGGTGGCCGCTTCTTCGGTGGTGGTCTCGGGCAGGCCGAGGGCGGCCAGCAAGGCCTTGAGCAGAGGATTCACAGTGGGCTCCGGTGGGGTGGAAGGAAGAAAAGCGGCCGTTGCGGCGGCCATCAACGAAAGCGGCGGCATCCCGTGGATACCGGGGTCGTTCGTGAGCGCGCCCATGCGGATTTCCAGCACCGTGCCGTCCACGGGCGAATACAGAAATACGGGGCTGAAATACAGGTACTCGAGCGCATCAATGGCGGCACGGGCACGGGCCGTGAGTGCGACGGCGCCGAACAGCCCCTGGCCCTCGACCCAGCGCAGTTCGCGCAGCCAGCCAGCGGCGGGCGCGGGCAGGCCGTTTTTTTCTTTATGGAGGGTCTGGTGCTCGTAGTCGATCACCACGGGTTGCTTGCGCGCGGCGTGGCGCGCAATCACGGCCTGGGCGCTGGCGGCGTCGATGCGCCAGGAGGGAACGTCGATCTTGCGACCGTCGCTGGGGCCGAATTCACCCGCTGGGGTGAATTGCATGAGGGTCAGCCCATCGGCTTCGGTGGCACGCGAAAGGTCGTAGGAGCAGGCGGCCACCGCCACGGCGCTGGGCTGGCCGAGCGCGGTGCAAATTGCGAGGTGGGCGGCGGGGCGTTGAGGCATGCCGCCATGGTCGGCATCTGGCCCCGCGAAGTATTGGGAACTAGGACACTATTTGTATCTAAAAGGGATACAGCTCTATTCTTTCTATGAGATTTTTCTCCGGGTCATACCAAGACACCAAGAATGTCCAGTGCTCAGGATTAAAAAGAACGGAGAACTTGATAGGGGCAAGATGCTTTCCTGGTTTTTTTGCCAACTCTTGAATCTTTGGGAGGTGATAAGTAAGCATCCCGATCACCAGCTCCGCATCTTC